TGGTCCAAAGTGCCGATTGATACACCAGTACTTGTATCTAATGACGGTGTGAATTGGGAGCGTAAATATTTTGTAAGAAGAACCGCTGAGGCTATGTTCTATGTTTATAGCAATGGAGCGACAAGTTGGAGTACCGATGGCTGTGTAACATGGTATAGGTATGCGAAACTATGGAAGATGGAATAATAATTTATTAAATAAAAATGCGTAAGGAGGTTTACTATGTCGGATTTAGACAAAATATCAGAACTTCAACATCAGTTAGATTTATTAAGGGCTGAGGTTGAGAAACAGAGAATAGCCTATGTTATAGTATTGAAAGACGATGAGGCTGAAAAAGAGGAAAAAGAAAATAAGAGGTGGAGAGCTGAAAAAGGGGAAAACTATTGGACTGTTTCGGATTATAGGAGGGTTAAGGCAGATGTGGATTTTGGAGCAGATAGTTCAGGAGATAGTTTCCGTTACGATACGCATAATTACTTCCAAACTGAAGATGAAGCCCGGATATACACTAAAGTGCTTGAGACTGAGCGACAATTAAAGAAGTTTGCAGACGAACATAATGATAAGATTGATTGGACTAACATCAATCAAGGAAAATACCATTTATGTCATAATTATGGCGATTATAGAGTAAGTATTGCTGAGCGTCTTTGGACAAAAGAATCAAGAACTATATATTTTTCCTCAGAAGAAATTGCAAAGCAGGCAATAGATGAAATCGGTGAAGAAAAAATTAAAGAATATCTTACATATGAATGGTAAGTGATATAAGGAGAGAATAATGTTATTGAATTTTGTAGGTGCTAATACTACACCAGTGCCATTAGGCAATATAGAAACAGGACAAACTATAATTTATGATGGTATGCTATTTATTGTGACTGATGAACCGGAAAGTGATATACCTCTTGACGTAATGTGTATCAGGTTATTCACAGGAGAGTCACTTACTTTATCTGTTGAGGATAAGGTAATACCGGTTGATACGGAATTGAATATCCTATCAGCGGATAGTAGTTTATTTTATAGGGAGAATATATAATATGGAAATAAGAATAATGTGCGCCTTGCTTTATGTGTTGTTTTGCATAATTCTCATTATAGGGACGTTTCGGACGCAGAATTTACTATTGGGAGTTATTGTGCTAGTGATAATTTGCCAAGTGGCAAGCAGGATTATCAATTAAGGAGAAAGAAAATTAGGAAAGAGGTAAACAATGAGTAACACATATTACAGAGACAGAGAGATAAGGTTCGTATTATTAGACTGTGTGGGTACTGGTTCAGAGTATGACAAAGTGCTTTATAGTAGGGTAGAAATATACATAGGTGATAATAACGAAACACCACCTGTTGTTGTAGGTGATACATTGCAGGAAGTAATTAAACAGTTTGACAAATGGTGTGCTAATCATCATATAGGAAGTGAGGTATAAAATAATGATTAATTATGAGAAACACAGAGAAAGCCTAGATTTAATATTAGAACAAGGAGGAGCGATAGCTTTTAATAAGGATACAAAAGAGATTGTAGATTGTCAGCATTTAAGGTGTGAAGATTGTTTGTTTTCATATCGTTACAATAAGGTTCATTATTGTAACGTGAATAGGATAAAGTGGTTAGTTTCAGAATATAAAGAACCTGAAGTTGACTGGTCTAAAATACCGATTGACACCCCTGTACTGGTATCCGATGACGGGGTGAATTGGAGACGTAGATATTTTGTGAGAAGAAGTGAAACAGGTTTATTCTGCGTTTATAGTAATGGGACAACAAGTTGGAGTGCCGATAACTGTGAGTCACGATACAAGTATGCAAAACTGTGGGAGATGAAATAATAATAATGAAATATAGAACGAAATCAGTAGTAATAGAGAGGTGATAATATGAACGAATTACTTAAACCTAAATTTCAGATAGTAGTAGATAAACACCCTGAAATGTACGAGCGAAACGAAGACTGCTGCTGTCCCGCAGAGTTTATCCCGATAGAAGAAGCTCTAAAAAAACAGATACCCCAAAAGCCGAAAGACCTAAGGTTGCCACGAGACGTCCATTTCTTTGCGATGGGCGACTGCCCTGTGTGTGGTCGCACCGTAGACAGCAACGAACATTATTGCTTCAACTGTGGGCAGCGGCTTGATTGGGAGGCGGAAAAG